AATACTGAAAGAAATATTGAATTATTAAAAGAAATTAAACAAGAAAATATTTTTTTGCAACAAAAACAATTAAAAATAAGAGAATTACGAAATAATTTAGATAGATTATTTGAAAAAGATAATTTAAAAAGCATTGAAATTGATGAAATTGAATAAAATTAATAACAATTAAGGATTAAAAAATTAAAAAATATTTTAAAAAATTAAAGAAGAATAAATGAATGATTTATTAATAAATGGGTTTAATATTACTGATGATGGTATTAAGGATTTTTTGCAACAGCAGTTTGATATTGCTGAAACACATGATAGAAAATTTGTAGAAACATATAAAGTAAAAGATTATGAAATATTTACTGATGGTGGTTGGCAAGATATTTATGCTATTGGTAAGACGATACCATATAATATTTGGAAGATAAATACAAAAGATTTTGAATTAAAATGTGCTGATAAGCATTTAGTTTTTGATGAATTTATGTACACTGTATATGTGGAACAATTAAAATCTGGTGATAAAATTCAGACTATAAAAGGTTTACAAGAAATAATAAGTGTTGAAAATTTTGAAGAAAAAGTTTCAATGTATGATTTAGAATTAGATTATAAAACAAATAGACGTTTTTACACAAATGGTATATTAAGTCATAATTCTATGTGGATGCAGAATATAGCAGTTAAGGCTGCGGATCAAGGTGCTAATGTAGTTTATGTAACATTAGAAATGGGTTCTCAAAAATGTATGAAACGAATGGGATCTATGAGATTAAAGATTCCTGCAGATGAATATAATGAAAAATCAAAAGATACCATTTTTATGAAAAATCGTATTAATTCTTTAAAAAATATGAATAACGGTTTATTTAATTCTAAGCCTGGCAAAATTTTTGTTAAGAAATATAATACAAGCGACTGCACAGTTACTGACTTGGATAATTATATTCATAAATTAGAAACATCAAAGGGTATAAAAGTTAATATGATTTTGGTTGATTATATTAATATTATGTCTATTGAAAAGGGTTTAGATTTTGCTAATATGTTATTTTTAAAAGGAAAACATTTAGCGGAAGGATTAAGATATATTGCAGACAAACATAATTGTTGTGTAATTACTGCAACACAAACAGATAAGTCAGTTTGGGGAGCGAATGATATAGATTTAAAAAATATGCCAGAATCAAAGGCGATAGCAGAAACCGCAGACTCTGTATGGGCAATTATTAGAAATCCTGAAATGAAAAAGAATAATATTTACAGACTAAAAATATTAAAATTAAGAGATGGTGAGCATAGTGGAGAACAAATCAGATTCGATTTTAATACTAAATTTTTAGTAATGGAAAATGATGAGTTGGTAGGTACAGTTTAAAAAAAATGATTTTAATAAATGTCACACAAAAAAACATTAGAAAAATTTATTATAGATGCAAATGAAAAACATAATAATAAATATGACTATTCGAAGGTTATTTATATAAATAATAAGATTCCGGTTATAATAATATGTCCGGAACATGGTCAATTTATACAGAGACCTGATTCACATTTAAGAAAAATTGGTTGTCCTGTTTGTGGACAGATAAAATGTGCAAAAAATCAATTGAAATCATTGGAAACATTTATAGTAGAATCAAATATTAAACATGGGTTTAAATATAATTATGATTCAACTATTTATAATGGTTCTCATAAAAAAGTTTTAATAAGATGTTTAAAACATGGTTATTTTTCACAAACGCCAAATGCACATTTAAAAGGTTGTGGATGTCCAATATGTACTGAATCACATGGTGAACGAGAAATTAGGGTTTTTTTGCAAAATAATGATATAAATTTTATTTATCAGAAAACTTTTAAAGGTTGTAAGTATAAAAATTTATTAAAATTTGATTTTTATTTACCAAAATATAATATTTGTATAGAATATGATGGAAAACAACATTTTTCTTCATTTTATAAATTTGGTGGTGAAGAAATATTAAAAATACAAAAAATTAAAGATAGTATAAAAACAAAATATTGCAATGATAATAATATTTTTTTATTTAGAATTAATTATGATAATATAATTAATATTAAGTTAAAAGATTTATTACAAAAAATAAAAAATATTAAATGATTAAAAAATATGTAGAAGAAAATGAAAATTTTGAAGATTTATCAGATGATTTAGAAATAACAGATGATTTAGAAATAACAGATGATTTAGATTTAATCGTGGAAGATGATATAGTTATTGAAGAAGATTCTGAATTTGATATTATGTTCAAACATAGTGCAAATAAACATAAATTAGAAGGTACACATACTCTTAAAAGAGATACGATATTTATGGGTAAACTTGAAGAAATTACGGAAGAAGATTGTTATAAAAGTTATTGTGAAATAGATAATGATAGATATGACATAGAACGAGGTTCTATATATGAAAAAGAAAGTATAAAAAATGATGAATATTTACATAATCAAAATTTACAAAAAGATATTTATGATATTTTAGAAGAAAAAACTGAATTAAATTTTACTCAAAATAGAAGAAAACCTAATAAAATAATATTTAATAATTATTATAAATTATGTATAGATAATTTAAATATAAAATATTCAAAATCTGAAATATTTGTTGAATTATCATATTATTTCACAGATAACATTTTTAATATGTTCAAGTTATTAAATAAAAAAAATGCAACAGGTATAATACAAGAATTAAAAAATACAGGTTATTTATCCGATATTAGTTCTTATAAATTTTTATAAAAAATCATAAAACTTTATTTAGAACCTTAGGTATAACATGTACTTGCAAAAAAATAATTAAAAAAGAATGATTAAAAAATACAGTAGAGAAGAAGTGTTTAAGAAAACACTCGAGTATTTTAAAGGTGACGAATTAGCAACAAACGTATGGATAAATAAATATGCTTTAAAAGATTCTGATGGAAATATATATGAATTATCACCAGAAGATATGCATCATAGATTAGCTAAAGAAATATACCGAATAGAAAAAAATTATCCAAATCCATTATCAGAAGAAGAAATATTTGAATCTATAAAAGATTTTAAATATATTGTACCACAAGGATCACCAATGTCAGGTATAGGAAATGATTTTCAAATATCAAGTATATCAAATTGTTTCGTTGTTGGTCAACAAAAAGATAAGAATGGTAATTATGAAGATTCATATGGTTCCATTTTAAAAACTGATCAAGAAATTATACAATTATGCAAACGTAGAGCAGGTGTTGGTACAACATTAGAATATATTAGACCCTGTGGTTCATCTGTTAAAAATGCGGCATTAACATCGACTGGTGTTGTTCCATTTATGACAAGATATTCTAATTCAATTAAAGAAGTTGCACAATGTTTACATGGAGACACTAAAATTTTAACGAAAAATGGAATAAAAGAAATTAAAAATGTTATCGCAGGTGATTTTATATGGACATCAAAAGGTTTCATTAGAAATAATAAAACCTTAAAAAATCAAAAATCATTATTAAAAATGACTACTAAATTTGGAAATGAAATAATTTGTAGTGAAGATCATATTTTTAATACTACTCATGGTGAAAAAGCACTTAAAGATTTAAAAATAAATGATGAAATAAATATAATTGGTGGTAATGGTTGGATAGGAAAACAAACCAAATTGGATATACCTAATTACATTAAAAGTGAATATAATAATTCTAATAGATTATTAGAATTGACATTACCAGAAATTATGAGTACTGATTTATCATATTTTTTAGGTTATAGTTATGGTGATGGTTATGTATCAACATCATTAGATCGCATATCATTATCATTGTCTAATGATTGGATAGATATAAATCATAAATTAAAACATATTATTAAATCTGAATTTAAATATGATTCAAGAATAATAAATAAAGAAAAATATGGTAAATATTGTATAATGAATATAAATTCTAAATTATTAGTAAATTATTTAAAACATAATAATATTTTAAAACAAAAGTCAAAAAATATAATATTACCTAATTTTTTATATAATGCAAATGCTGAAATTATATTTTCCTTTATTTCTGGTTATTTTGATGCTGATGGTACAATATCAGAAAAAAAGAAAACATATAAATTATCAAGTATCAACAAAGAATTTTTGTTAAATATTCAAAGAATTTTATATTCATTTGGTATAATTAGTAAAATACACACATCATTTCGTACCAATGAAAATTGGGAAACTATTTATAATTTGACAATAAATGGACAAAAAAATCAACATCTATTTTATGATTTGATGAAAGATTCCGTAAAAATTAATTCGGTTAATAAATTTTATAAAAATTCAGATAATTTAAGAACAATTTTTAAATGTGCCGATTTTAATACTAAATCTTCAAGACATTCATATATAATAAATAATGAACAATACTTATCATACTCAATTACAGACAGATTAAATGAAGACATATCAGATAAAAATAATCAAAGAATTGTACCCCATGTATTTCAAGATTATATTTTTTCTATTGAACATTATGACGATTTATCAATAGTATATGATTTATCGTTGGATTCTGAACATTTATTTTATGCCAATGGATTTCAAGTACACAACTCAGGTCGCCGTGGTGCATTGATGTTATCCACTCATATTAAGGCAATTGATTCTAAATCATTCATTGATGCAAAACTTGACACAAATCAAATTACTGGTGCCAATATTTCAGTAAAAATTGATGATGAATTTATTGAATGTTTAAAAAATAATAAAAAATACCAACAACAATTTCCGTTGAATGTGAATAATCCATCTATCATAAAAGAAGTAGATCCAAAAGAAATTTGGAATAAATTGATATTCAATAATTGGAAATCGGCAGAACCAGGAATTTTATTCTGGGATACTATTATTCGGGAATCTGTACCAGATTGTTATAAAGATTTTGGATTTGAATCTATCGGTACAAATCCTTGTGTAGTCGGAGATACTTTGATAGCTGTCGCTGACGGTAGAAATGCAGTTAGCATAAAACAATTAGCAGAAGAAGGAAAAGATGTTCCAGTTTATACAATAAATGATAATAATGAATTGTGCATAAAAACGATGAGAAATCCTAGAATAACTGGATATAACCAAAAAATATATAAAGTTACTATCGAAGGTGGTCATTCATTTAGAGTTACAGGAAATCATATATTTATATTAAAAAATGGTACGAAAATTGATGCGAAAAATTTGAAAAATGGTGATAGTCTTAAAATCATGACTAAATATGAGAATAAATTTAGAAAATCAAATACATATTATAATTTAAGAGTTGGTCAACAATGTATTGGTGAACATAGATTGATTGCAGAATTTTATAGAGGTGCCCAACTATTAGAAAATGAAGTTGTTCATCATAAAGATTATAATGGTTTAAATAATAATCCAGAAAATCTTCAAATTATGACAAAAGAAGAACATGACAAATTGCATTCCATTGATATGATTGGTGATTTAAATCCATACCACAAAATGTCTGATGAATGGAAATTTAATTTTGCATCGCATCCAGGAGAAACAAATCCAAATTATGTAAATATTTCTAATGATAATTTATTAATACTTGGAATAAATTTAACTAAAAAATTAAATCATAGATTATCAATAGAAGAATGGCAAACATATGCAAAAGAAAATAATTTACCACAATGTTTTACTAATTTTAGAGAAAAAG